TAAAACCTGTGTGTCAACGCTAACAGTTTGATAAGCAAAGCTTTTCTCAAAATTAAAAGACTTACCATCTATAAACACTAACTTCTTCATGTGGCTCAGTGCATTCATAAACAATCCCTTCCCAGTACCTCCTTCAGGGTTGTCTGATATAACCTCATCGTTTAAAATAACAGCTGGACAATAGGAAAGATTCTTCCACTGGTGTAGAAGATAACCTATTGTAGATTTCATAGATTTTATTCTGCTTTCATCCTGACCACATATGTTAGTAATGAACTGCTGGTAGTCACATCCATCTCCATCACATAGTTGAAAATTTCTGTCAATAACATGATCACTCCAAACGTATCCTCCCAAGTCTAAATAATCAATCCTTGTTACAGAGTCATGCTTAACTTTGACAGCTCCGTTTTTATAGTACAAGTATGCAGTATCTTTGTTGTCCTCTATGAAGTACACATCTATTGAAGATAGTAAAGTAAGAAACTCCTCTCTAAAATAACGTGTGTGTTCAGCAAAATAATTATAAACTGACAGGTCATCCACCTCCAGCAGATAATTAAGAATAAAATCTTTTATTTCTTTTTCTGAAGTGTGGTCTATTAAGTTGTTTGTCACTTTTACAAACACGTAATTTTTACTTCCTTCAGGATTAAATTTAAAGAATCCATTTTCTTCTAAAAATTGTTTAAAAAGAATGTGTACTATTTTTATAACACCCTTATCGTTTTTAGTCCAAAACTGATTGTTTGCATTTTCTTGGTCTAATCTTGATATGACATTCTCTATTGTCGTTGGTTCTACATCAGAGTTCTCAAGCTCAACTCTGATATCTTTTTTTGACACACCACGTTTTAGCTTCATTCTCACATTGTTAACCTTGTCCTCGTCTTCGTAGTATTTAGTTCCGTGATTATGCTTCTGTGAGTATGCACTGTCTATAGTTCTTTTAATCTCTGATATTGTAAATGTTTTTGTTCTGTAGTTCATTAGCTGTGACTCAGCTAAAGACTGATAAATTCCAAAATCATTGAAAGCTGCAGCCAAAACATAAGCGTTGTTGTTTCTCTCCCCTTCATTCATAGGAAACTTTTTGGTCCACCACTTTACAAGTATATCTACTATCTTGTTCTCATCTGTCAAAGGGATGGTTGGTATATCTGAGTGCTTATTTATTTCTACATACTCTTGCTCTTCAATTTTATCCCATAAACTTGATTGTGCATTGATATGAATTAGTGGGTCATAAGACTCATAGCAGACGCGTGAGACATTTTTACAGGTCTTGTCAAAGTATTCGCTATCAAAGTAATTTTGAAGGCTTAAAAAGTAGCTTTTATGGTTGTCTTGAATAGGTGGTATTTTTACCAGTGCCTTTAATCCATTTCCACTTGGAGAAATAAATACAGAGTAAACATATTTATCTTTTGATAGTCTCTCTTTTTCTTGCAGCAAATCTCTGTTTGATTTGTAACCATCAAAATCTAAGCAGATAAATCCACTGTGTTCCTTTAACGCATTGTCAGCTCTTTTAGAAAACAAGCCACTGAAACAAATTGCTGGTAATTTTTGCTTGAGAATGTTTCTATTTTCCTTGTCTTTCTCTGCTCGTATCTTTTTTACTATATCTTTTGAAGCTCCGTCCTGTATTCTTGTAAGTATTAAATTTATGTTTCTATAGAAGGGCTGAGATGTCTGTTTTATGTCTTTAAATATTGTAATGTCCATTTTATGTCGATTTAATGTCGTTTTAATTTTATCTATTTTACTGATATTTAACTATTTATATTATTTAATGTTGATAATGTTAATAATAATGTTAAAAATATAGATAAGTAATAGTTGATTTAATTTTTTTATTATAGAGTCCAGTATAACCCCTTAAAAGTGACATTCGTCACAGTTTGAAGCAAAGAAAAGGGGCGAAAGCCCCTTCGTCTTATCGCTCCGTAAATTTAAAAAAGGTCATCGTCTTTAGCTTCAGCTTTTTGCTCTGGCTTAAATGTATCAATGGCCACATAGTGTGTCTTACCATACTGGTCAGCCTCTCTCTTTTTCTGTACAATAAGCTTGACATACTTTTTGTTATTGTACTCAAAAATAAACTCTTTCGGAAGATCAGTTAAACATACCGATACAGCCACTTGGTCTCCATCGAACTTTGATTTTCCACTTCCTACGTAAATTTTGTCTTTTTGTTCACTCATTTTATTTAATTTTAATTGTTCGCTCCATATGGTTTAATGTAGATAACATAATTTTACTTTTCTGCTCTACGCTGTCACAGGACATTGGAACTTCTATCCACATAACAGTTTCTTTTGGCGTTAACTTAAACGGACTACAGAGTCTGTCTATGTATGTACGCATTGATGTCTTCAGTTGATTCATTGCTAAAAAATTTATTGTAAACTTCAACAGCTCTTTCTACCTTTTCCTGTCCACCACTTAAAAAAGTAGAAGAACAATCAAAAATACCGAGTCTTCCAGTTCTCTTGTCAATAACAAAAAATACAAGGGGCTTATTGAATAGTCTCTGATAAATGTAAGCTTGACTGTCATAATTATAAGTCTTTGCACTGTACATAAATTTATCAATATCAGAACTTGTTTTAATGTCAATAATTAACTCGCTGCCGTTGTTTATGATATCAGCTTTTCCTTTCCAATCTAAATTCATTATTTTTTGAATCTCAGGAACTTCAAACTGATTTCCTTCCTCATAGATGAGGTCACACATCTCCATGTTTGATGTCATTTTAGTACACAGAAAATCAAGATGCTCTTTCTCTTTTTTAAGTAAAAGCATTTCTCCGACTTCAGCTTCCTTCTCTTTATAACGCACAGTGTTACGTGACGCTACATCAACAACCTGAAAGTCATCTAACTTGTGTGGCTCTAAGATTTTAGTATGGAAGTATCTGCCCTCTAACATGGGCTTTGTAAATTCAGAGCTAACTCTAAATTGCGTAGGATTCTTGAGCAGCTTACCTATATCAGAGTTGGACAGGTATTGTTGTCCGAACTCTCCATAGTATTTGCTGTCATCCTCAAGAGCCTTGAGTATATCTGCTTTAGTCATTCTTTATATTTTTTTTGATTTCAGTCTTAACCTTAGCACTAATCTTATACTTGGTCTCAAGATTCTTTACTATCGTAGCCAATCCTAACTCTTTGTTTTTAGAAACATAAGTCAGCACCTTGCTCCAGTTTGTATCTCCAATGTTAAGCTCGTATGTAGTTACAGTTTTTTTATCACTGGCACTGTCTTTTACTGGTGCTTTTGCAATATCCTGTCCTGTAGTTTCTAATAGGTCCTCTCCAGCATACAAACTTAATCCAAGTCCATGCATAGCAATTGCTTTTGCTGTTGCTCTTTGAATAGCTGTGTTAACGTCCATAGATGTAATCTTGTCAACTGTAATAGACTTGTTTCTGAAATCTTTAATTGGAAGATAATCAATATGTTCAATACTGTTGACTACTATTCCAACCTTTACATATCCTGTAACGCCATCAGTGAACCAGTTTAATCCAGTCTCAGGAGATTCGTATACATTTCTTTGTGCATCGGAATGCTCTAATTTTAGGTATGCCCACGCATTTGCCCATGATAGGTAATCGAGGTTACCTTTTTTTTCTACCTTGCTCTTTACATTAACTGCAACAAGCTTTTCAAAATAACTTTGTTTTGTACTCATTTGATTTTAATTTAATTAATAATTGATTTTAATTTTAACTGCAGCTCTGCATACTTATTCAAAGCTACTTCTCTTCTATTTTTTAAGTTCTTAATATGCTTATCGTTTTTCCGTGTGTTCACTTCATTCTTGATTTTTGTTTCAATAAGGTCCAGCTTGTGCAGACAGTTTGATATGCCTAATTTTACACAGCCCACGTTCCAACCATTTTCATAGAAATAAGAATATTCTATTGGTGTACACTCTTTATAATACGAACCTCCTTTACCAGTATTTAGTATTTCGATTCGGTCACTAAATTTTTGAATCTTCACACCTCTTTTTATAACATTAAAACCTACAGGCTGGTCACTTATAACTGCCTGATTCTGTTCAGATGCTTGATGTAATATTTCTTTTAGACTGTACATTTTACTTTTTTAATATTTCTGTTATAAAGTTTTGAAAGTCAGCATCCCCATCAATCAACTCTTTAGCTTTCTTGTAGCTGTAAAGAATATTGGAGTGCGTCACGGCATGTCCGTTCTCTTCCATAAATCTTTTTATGTAGGAAACTCTAATAGGTCTCTCCATACATAAATAATAAAGCAGCTGCCTTGCATCTACAATGTCTCGTCTTCTGTTTTTTGTAAACATATCATCTAATGTGATATGAAATTTTTTAGCTATTGCTGTAGCATAAATATCAAATATGTCTCTCTTCATCTATTGGTTTTTTAGTTTGTTTAATTCAAAATTTAAGTGATCTATAGCTTTCTGAATATCCTCGTTTGGAGACTCGTGCTTTTTGTATGCTCTCAAGATATAAGTACATGCAGTTCCTAAATTGTAGTTTAGGTTAAAGTTTGTCACTACCTCGATGGCAGTGTAGTTGTTGTCTCCATCATAGTAAGATGGTGTGTCAACGGAAATAGTTGTTGTATCGTCTGTGCTTGTTTCAGTCCAGTGTTTTCTTAGTGCCATTTGTTATAGTTTTGTACCACAAAAACCCCCATGCGTAAACATGGAGGCGATTGCTTGAATCAACTACAATTCAGATTAATGGCTAACTATATTCCAAGAGGATATTCATCTTCTACTTCTTCATGCTCAACATCGATTGTGTTTTCTTCGTCATCAACATTGTTTATTATATTGTGACACATAGCCATGTGGATAGCGTTGTTTCTTGTGATAGGGTCGCTTGGGTCAAACGATTCGAAAAGTTTTTGTAATATGCTCATAATTTGATTAAATTTTAATTATACTTGGTTTGTAAAGGTACTATAAATATGTTATAACTCCACTATGTTTTTGGAAAAAGATATGACACCATACCCAAAAAGATATGATGCCGTACCCAAAAACGCTTGTTACGAATTAACAACAGAATTAGTTTCTAACACCATATCTATGAATTCTTTTATGTGTCTTTGCTCTGCATAATCATGCTCTTTCATAGCGTGTTCTAACTCCTCTCTGTCGGTTTCATCCTCGAAATTGTAGTACAGATTATCCATCCAAGAATGAATATCATCATGGTATCTGTACTCATGATAAGTCATCTCTTGATGTTCTACTGTTCCAGTGTGATTGAACTTAACTATACCTGCAAAATCATCTCCACACTCTTCATATTCCATCTCGGCTTTCAAGCTGTAGTGCTTACATATCTCTTCAACTAATGTTACTGGTGGACTCCATGCACTGTCTCCTGCAACAGTAAAAGTTTCTTCATCATCACATGGATAATCTTCCAAGTTGAAGTCCCACCAACGTGTTCCGTAGTAGTAAAAATCTTTATACTTTTTACTAAGCTCCTCTTCAGTAGCTCCAATCTTACCCTTGTCCAGTACAAAGTCTCCAAACTCTACAAAGTAATTGGTTTTGTCATACTCCTTGAACTTGTTTCTTAGTTTTTTTAATGCAGCAGCGTTTCCATTAAACGTTACGTAATTCCAACAATTGTTTGCCATTTTATTTAATTTAAGTTATGTGACTTATGTCGTGAATAGGGAGGAATCGAACCTCCCAAGCACCATGCTATTCTTTAGCGTTTTACTGTTACCTTGTTGTCATCTACAAGGATGTTACCAGTGTCATCCCAACCTTCTCCTCTCCATTCTATGTTGCCATTAAGCTTTAGTCCCCATCCTTTAAAGATGTACTTAATTATGTACTCTAACCACTTTACGTACTCGTAGAATTTCTCTCCACCATCCCATTCTAAGTAGTGTTTTCCATTCTCTTCTACAATCTCCCACTGCAACCAAATAGATGGCTTTCCGTTTGGCTGATAGCCATCCTCATGGCGTTCTTGTTGAAACTTTTTGTATGTCTCAATCATATCCTTTGTTAGTGTCTTGTTGAACTCTAATTGTCCTCTAAAATCTGTAGTGTATCCCATGTCTATTTATTTAAGTTAATTTGAATATTATTAATGATATTATTACTCCTGCGATTCCAATAAATATTGCAATCATGCTGTCGCTGTATTTTCTATCAGAACGACCTTGTCGTGACCGATACTGTCTTACTTTTTTATCTTTCATAGCTTACTTGTTTTT